CATCTTATTCTGATTTAAAGGTTTCGTTGTAGTATTGTTCTGCATCATCAGGATTAGGTTGGTCATCGTATTTACCTAAATCATAGCCATTAGCATAACCATTATCCCAAGATTCAATTATCTGCTCCTTCTCCATTTCTTTGGCTTGTTCTCCTTTTCCAATTAAAACATCTAAAGTATGCCAAATGTCCATTTCCATACTTACGTCATCACACATTTGCCTTGCTTCCTTGATTTTTTTAATATACCATTCTACTGCTGTTAGTTTTTCTGTTTTTTCTTGCATTTTATCTAATGGATTTTTCATCCATCCCAACGCTATTAATTCTTCTTTTGTCATTTCTGAGTTATCTTTCATCTTATTCTGATTTATTTAGTTCGTGTTTATCATAGCTATCCATATTCATCAATTCAATGATGCTCTTTTTCTGCGATTCTTTCTTCAGCTTCTCAATGTACAGCGTTGCATCCATCAGTTCCTCCTGGAGATGGTTTAACCAATCAATGAAGCTGAGGTCATCACGATCTAAAGTGCGACCATATTTCTTGACGCCTCGCTCACTGCGCTCATAATACTTGGCAAGTACCTTGAGAAGTATTGGGTCTTGGATTTGTTGGTTCATTAGTTAAGGCTTGAATATTGTTCGTAAAATTCCTCAGCAGTTACCTCTGAGATGTGTACCTCATCGGAGAATGTTAGTACAATGCAAGTGTTTACGTTTGGCATCATGTTGAATAGGTCGTGAACTCTTGCAACCAGCTTGTCCAGGTTGTCATTGTGTGTGCCAATATAGGCGATGAAGTACTTCGGTGTCATTCCTTTAGGATTTCATTAGATATTTGAATGCTTGAATGTAGAACTCCTCACCAACTGAATCACCTTTCATGAAGCGGTATAGCATCGAGTAGTTCACTCCCATATCCTCAGCCATGTGAGTCATCTTGTATCTCCTGACGAGCAGGGACTCCAACTCTTTGCGGATGAAGTCCCTGATATTTTCGCCATCAGAAAGGTAGATTGTCATCGATTTCATCGGTAACTGGTTTAAGTCCTGACTTTGCTTCGATGCGGATGTCCCATGCGTTCAGTGACACATAGTACTTCCCATTGTACTCACGACCTCTGAGGTCAAACTTCACCTCACACTCTTGACCTGGCTTCGCACCATCCAAGAACTTTACTCGCTCATTCACTGCTTGGAACTGTACCAACTGAGGATACTTGTCTCCAATGCTGAGTACGAACTCTCTGAGGTTCATCTTCTCGCTCACTTGTTTGGCTTCACCGATGTGGTGGATTGTGCCTTTGGCTTTTAGCTCTTCCATGTTATTTATTTATTAGTTGTTGAAAATACTCGTCATAGTACTCAGATGCTTGTTTCAATCGCTCAATCATCTGAATCTCTTTATCCTCATCTCTGTCCCACCATAGGACAGTGATTCTCTTCTCCGGGTCAATGTGGTCGACTCGGTGCAGTTGTAGGTTCTCCCATTCATTGAGGTACTCATCCCAAGTGGTCACCATGCAGTACACAAGTTCAGCCATTCCACGATCGTACAACATCATGTATGCTCTCAACTGCCACTCATAATCAGACTTGTATCCTTCCTCAGGTGTTGCTGGGAACGTATCCAATGACCACGATGTTTTGATATCAATGATTTTGTTGTCCAAGACAATATCAGCTGTGCCGATGAGGTAGTCATTCTCCATAGTGACCTCATTCTTTCGGTAGTCAGTGAATCGAACTGCATTGAGTAGGGAGATGGATTCGAGTTCCTGCTCCCTACCTTTGAAGATATACTTGTTGTTTATTTCAGTAGTGTAGTTGTAGAAGTCCTCCTTCGCACACTGTCTGATATAACTCTTGGCAGTCTCACCCATTTCTGACTTCCCTCTTCCGTTGGTCATCAGCTTCCCGATTTGCGATGGATGCCATTTCATAAGTTCAATGCTTTGAGTTGTACTTCAGTGAGTGCATAGTTGGCAACCAACTGCTCTGCTGTGTACTTGCCATTGGCGATTGATTCGAGTGCTTTCTCAAATCGAGCATTGTCAATCTTTGGCTTCCCTGTTGCTGCCGATGATGCTGTATTCCCATCATCATCAACTGCCTGAAGGCTGAGAAGTGATTGAATGGTACCTCGTCTGAAGTATGTAACGGCAGCCAATACTTTCTGAGGGTCCACAATTGGTGGCAAACTCATGAATGACTCGATGTGTTCTCCTGTCTCGATGTCGATGATACGAGTCACCACATCATTGCCAACCACAGGCTGCAACAATAGCAGTCCATGCTCGTGGAGGATTGGTTCAACCGTATCGAGCAGCGCATTGATATCAGCGTAGCTCTTTTTGAAGTGTGGATTCGTTGCATTCTTGGACACCTTGCCAATCTGCTGCTTGGCAGCGTGTAGCTTCTGCCAAATGTTGAGTGTTGTCATAACCGACTCATCGGTTTTTTTCCTTGTTGTTGTCATAATTGTATGTATTTGATTGTAAATATAAAACTTTATTTGATTGCTTTTACAAATTCATCATAAAATTTCAGCATATCTGAAAAAGTTTTCACGATGATGTATGTGCCTCCAGCTTCCTCGATGGCTTTTTGGTACTCCTTTTGTGCCTGAGATTGCCTGTCCTTGCCATATTTGACCTCAATCTTCACACTTCTGCCCTTGATCGTGGCAGAGATATCTGCTGAACCTGGAGTGCCGGTTCCCTTGGTCCACTGCCCACCAATGGCAACACCATCAGTGCGGTATTTTTTGCGATACACACCCATTGTATTAATTCGCTCTGCTTGACATCCATTGAACTGGAGGAATGCAATCACCGACTTGGTGAGTTCATTCGCTGAGTTATCGTTCCAATGTGTGAGTGCAATCATCTCAGGCTTCATGTTTGGATATTTCGCCATCTTGTGCTTGAGTTGTAGGTCCTTTAGGATTTGTCTTTCTTGTCGTGTCATAGGTTTTTAGCTTTATCATTCAATTCATCCCACACATCACCATCAGTCGGTGGGGTTGACTGTTCTCCTTCCAATTCAAAGTATCTGCCGTTGTGATTCCTCCCCTTGGTCATCTTGTATCCTTTGAAGTCAGCATATGCCTGAACCCATTTGAGGAATCTGCGTGGCTCCAGGTCCTTGAATCCTGTGAACTCAGATGTGAACTCTTGCAACTTGGCTGAGTTGTAGTGGTAAACTGATGGCAGAAGATTTCCTTCCTCAACCCAATCAAAGAAGTCCTTACAAGTCGCCTGGATGAATCGCTTGGCATCTGCGTTGATACTGATTGATTTAACGAGTCCAAATTGTAGGTAATTCTGAAGGCATCCAATCATGTAGTTGTCGAATCTAAGCCAATCATTCTCTTCCCATGAGTCAAACAGCAATCTTCCATACTCATCGAGTGGACTTCGCTTGGCATGGAAGTACTGAAAGAACTCCAATTCATGCCTTCTGCGATCATGTGATGACCCAGCACCACTGATGACATAGTTGGTGGTGATGACAATCTTTGGTGAGCGGTCAAATGGAATGAAGATTTCATCCTTGTTCTTGCGGTTCACAGTGATTCCCTCAGTGATGAGGCTGAACAACTGCTCGAAATCAAAGTTTCTTCTGACATCATCGAATGCAAGTATCTGAGTATCGAGATTAACTCGCTGATAAACGAAATCTGACTTGCTTGGATTGAAGCTCTTACCATCTATCTTGACAATTTTGCGCAGATTGCCGATGGCTGTCAACATCAGTGACTTCCCTGAACCTCCATTCGGGTTGTCATCAATCTCTTGGTCATTGAATATGATGGCTTTTTGGTCAGTTTTATCCTTGTAAGTATGGATAAGATAGCCGAGTGTGGTTTCAAGCGCTGAGATGCGCTGAGAATCATCCGCTGATACCTTGCTCACAAAGTTTTGGAAGTCATTTGTTGGGTCTTCCATCAACTTGAAGTCACGTTGAATGATTTGATTCTCCCAAATGTAGCCATCCACATCGATATATGACATCAATTCGACTGCATCCTTTGTCACCTTAGCCACTCCATTCTTGTATGGAATGTATGAGGCATCCTTTGAGTCCTGGAGCATGAGTATATTGATGCTATCAATCATGTTCAGGAAGGATTCAGTAAACAAAAATGTTGACTTTGAGCAGTAATTCCATACATCGAGTTCTTGCTTGTCCATCAAATAGCTAAGTACAAAGTCTTTAATCTGCTCAGTGCTGGAGATTCGTACCTTGTTCTCAATCACCCGGACAAAGGTTGGCTTCTCTGCATTCTCAGGATAGTACTTGTTGAATCCGTTCTTGACTAAGAACTCAGAGTACTTGAGTGGCTCGATGCTCACTGCACCCTTGTCATTCTTGGACCAAAAGATGTCATCACCTGTCTTGATTTCTTTCTTGACATCCTCAACCACATCACTTCTCACATTGAGTTGTTTCTTGATGTCCTCCTCAGGGATTCCACTCTTCAGCTTCTGCTTGATTTTTGGAAAGGTCTCCTTGTCTTCAAAGTACTTCATGCCAAATGTGGCTTTCTTGTATGCACTTCTGATGGTGGTGACCATCTCTTGCTCTGAGAATGATGAGCCTTGACAGTACTTGGTCCAAATATACTGCTCAGCGGTGTCCTTGTGGATGCCATACTCGCAGAGTACAGCTGCCAATTTGAACACAAACTCATTGCGACTGCCCTCAACGAACTCACAGCCATGGTCGAAGCGTTCAATCAGGCTGATTATTTTATCCTCATCATTGAGTACACAGGTTGGTGTGCGCTCAGTGTAGTTGAATCCTTGATCGTGTTCAATGCCGTTGAACTCTTGGCAGAACTCATTGAAATATATCTTCGGGTCATAGGATTCGAAGCATACTCGACTGACATTTGAGTTCTTTTGGTCGAAGTATTCCGATTGAAAGTACTTGCCGAATGCAGTGAATCTGCGCTTGTGTTCAACCTCTTCGCATTTTGGGATTCGGATGACTGCTTTCAACCCATTTCCTGATGGGGAAGTGAACACCATCATCACATGAGGGTCATCGATGAGACGTTGCCTCTCTGCATCCATCACTTTCTTGCTTGGATATTGGTCAAAGTCAAGGATGCACAATCCACTGTGTTCAACCAAGCTGTTGTCATTTCGCTCGGTGAAGATGCCATTGAACATGATGGCATTCAAGGATGACTTTAGGCGGTCATGCTCCGGGTCTGACTTCTCCAGTGAGCGGATTGCATTGATTTTGCGTATCAAGTCAGGTGTGCCGTTCTTGATTCGGTTGTGTACCTCATAAATACTCAGTGAGTACGGTGTCTCCTTTGAGGCGAATAGGTTTCTAAATACTGAAAATTTCATGTTATAGTTGTTTTGTGGGGTGTAAATATATGAATTTCGTGACAATAAACTCAATTTCGTGACAAAGTCAAAAATTACCGTCACGCTCTACAAGTCAATACTGTATTGGGTTTTATTGTTTTTTTTCCTATTTCGTGACGGTGACGGTCCAAAAACTTTTGGGTACCCTATTTTTTAAAACCCAACTGATGAACAGCAGATAAGAGGCTCCGTCATTTTGTCATTGCGTCACAGCTTTCTGAGCATAGATGCCTCTCTTGATTCTGCTCTTGATGACTTTCAACGATCCATAACTGTTGCACTTCATGATGTCCTCAACAAGGCTCCTGGTTGTTTGCCTATCCACGCCATCCAAAATGAACTTGTATTGACTTGTGTATTCAGCATAGACCTTGTCTTTTATCTCAACCATCCATTTGTGTTGTCTGATGTTATGGATGACCAGTGCATGATGTCTCTTGAATAGCTTACCAATCTCAACCATTGTCATCCCTGACTCTCTGAGTTCATTCATGAGATAGCATCTGCGATAGCTGTCCTCTTGGATTCTTGACTTGCCTGATAGGTTGTCTTTCTTGATTAGTTCTTTGATTTTTTCGATGTTGTTCATGTTAGAAGTTTTTCTCCACCCATTGGCGGAAGGATTGTTGTATTTCGATTTGTTGTTGGAAGACATCCATTGTGCATCCTGTGAGGATAGTTGCATCCACCTTTTGAATCTCCTGAAGCAGCATGGTTGCCTTCTGCTTGATGACTTGCTTGAATACTCTTTGATCGTTTAGGTCTTCGATGAAGTCACCGAGTACTGGAAGCACACCACATAATGCGAGAAGTTTTTGTTCTTTGTTCATCTTAAAAATAATATCTGTTATTAATTGTTTCTCTCGACCATATGAGTGGTTTTTGAGGTGTATTTCTCCATATGTTTTCTCGTTCCCTTAGTTCATATTTATGAGAGCGAACTTTGTAAAATAAAATTATTGCTTCATGCAATGCAATTATCTCATCTATTTCTAAAATAAACCATTCGAGCGGAATCCTTTTATGCTCTAAAAAAGAATGTAATTTTTTTTCTAAATCAGCTGCATTTTTTCTATCAGAACATACATAAATTGATAAAATTTCAATGTCCTTAAATTTTTCTTTTAATTGATAGAGCCTTCTATCTATGTCATTTGTTATTCCAATTTTCACAAAGTCAGTATTTTCTCTTCCCATCAAATAAACCATATCCTCTTTCATATCGTACTCACTTTAAATTTTCCATCATTGTATCTACCTGACCATATGAGTTCACTCTTGTACCAATAGGCGAGTGATTTGCTGTGGAAGTTCCACTCCTGGACAACCTTGGTCCCGATGTGGTATGTGAGTTTGAATTTCATATTTCTTGAATTGCTTGTTTTGATTCCTTCAATAGTTCAACTGTTTTCTCAAATCCAATAATTTCAGAAACCTTCCCAAAGAACAATTGATTTTCAAGTTTATTTTTGGTTTCCATTTTTTTGGCTCTGTTAAATTCATTGATGAATAAACTCATGTGATGCTCACCCAATGCGATGGTCATCATCTCTTCTAAAAAATCTACCGGTGTTTTCATATCTCTTGGTGTTTAATTTCACAAATTCTGCGCTATAGCGCGTGGTTGAATGTTGTCCAATATCGGTCAAGGATTGGTCGGTTAAATGAACCAACCCCATTCATCTTCGTCATCGTGCGCTCGGACAATGGCATCCTCAAAGTAATTGTTTTCATAGGCTCGAGCGATGTACTCATCGCATTCTTTCGTTTCCTTAATAGTAAGATGTTCAGCATATTGTTTGTTTATTATTTTGTAGTTCAACATATCGACAACCAAGATGGTGTACTCGGCAATGATGTGACCATTGGTTGGCGTATCTCCATGGTCCTCGAGTTCGATTTCAATCTCTACTCCAGCGGTTGTCATCGTGGTGAAGTAGTCACCCAATTCAATTATTGTACTTTTCATTGTAGATGCGATTTGCGTATTTGTAATAAGATTTAGAAAGTTCATAGCTTGCCTCCTGATACGTTTGGTAGTCGGTTGAATTGTGGTCAACCATAGGTGGTCGCACAGTTGACACCAACCAAATCATGAAGATTGTACCTGCGATGAATGTTATCAAACCACCGAGAATCTGACGCTCGTCTTGGTTGAGGTCAGAGAATAAGAATTTAATTGTTTTCATTTTCGATTCGTTTTAAGATTTCTAATGTAGTTGACCATCTTGCACGTGCCATCTTAGTAGCTTCGTGTTCTCTTCCGAATGTTAACTCAGAGTTTTTTAATGCTACCCAAAGTTTTGACTCTTCGTCTTTAAGCATTTGGATAATTTTGTCTAGTTTTCTCATAGCGTTGTTTTGAAATTTATACTGCGAATTTATACAATAGTTTCATATCTGCAAAACTTTTTTCACATTTTTTTTCATCTATGCACAAAATAACACAAAAAAAGGGGCGTTTCCACCCCTCAAAACAATTATGAACCCTCGAATTTACAAAGGAAATTTCATAGAATCGATGTTTTTGTAAACTTTTTTCTGACCATCTCGCTCGATTCGCTCGGATTCAAAGAAAAGAATGCGACCTCCGGTAGGTTTAACAGGCGCACCACGCTCAACGTGCCATCCTTTGGAGCCATCACCGTACTCTTCCTTGTATGTTCCTGTGAGCATCAGGTGAATCTGCTTGTC